GGTGATGGATCCTGTCCACCTTTTCCACCGCCACCAGATCCACCAGCTCCACTTGCTCTAGGACCATTATCTGATCCACCTCCACCACCACCGGCTCTTGTTACTGCAGCTCCACTAATTTCTGTTGGGGTTCCTGCTCCTCCAGCACCAGCAGCAGTTGCACCTGGATATGGAGGAGATACACTTCCTCCTACAGCTCCGGCGGCACCACCACCTCCACCGAGTTGATATGCACCTGGTTCGTGATGAGATACTCCACTATTTTGACCTTGAGGAGGACTTACCGGGGGAGTGTTTCCTGATCCTATTGTTCCTCCACCTGATGGTGAACTGGGTGCCGCAGCACCACCTGAACCACCTGGACCTCCTGCATTTCCTGAAGTTGGACCACCACCACCAAATCCCCCACCCGTTGATGTAATTGCTGAAAAAATTGAATCATTTCCTTTAGTTCCTGGCTGCGAACTACCAGGTCCTCCTGGACCACCTCCACCAACTGTTATTGGATAACCTGTTACTGACACAGGTAAATTATATGTGGGTCCTGATGTTGCATTTAAAGGACTCGCTGTATAAGAATCTGATGATGCTTTAGATTCTCTATAACCTCCAGCACCTCCTCCTCCACCATAATATCCACCGCCACCACCACCAGCGATTACTGCGTAAGAAACTGTATTAGATCCTCCGCAATTTCCTACACTACACACTGTAAAAGTTCCTGGACTTAAAAAAGTATGAATTTTATAATCCCCACTAGTTGTTATACAACCACCTGTAGCTGTTATATACAGACCTGTAGGTGCATTAGTTTGATTTCCAGAATCAGTTACAATCCATCCTTTGGTTACATCTACATAAACTAAAGTAACTGCTACTCCATTAGTTTGTAAAGTTGCATCAAGAGCGTCACCACCAATCTTAAGACTGTTTCTATTTAATGTACAATTAGCTGTAAAAAAATTATTAGCATAATCAGAAACTCCAACTACATCCCCAACCGATGGGGCTGCAGGTAAAGTTACCTCTACTGCTCCTGTTGTTGCTGTATCTACAAAATATCCAACACCTGCTGTTGCCGTAAATCCTGTTGTTTTAATTGATGATACATCCCACGACACAGCACCTGTTGCGCCGAAACCTGTTGCTGTACCACTGTTTGAAATCGTTACACCTGCCGGGATATTAAATGTATCTCCACTATCTCCTAATGTGGTTGTACCACACGCTGTTCTTGGACTAATTTTATTTACTTTTACTTCACTCATAATTATTGAAATTTGTACCTTACTATTACTATACCTGAACCACCATTGAGACCTGCAGATCCGGGATCTGAACCTCCACCGCCACCGCCGCCACCGCCTCGGTTGGTTGTTCCTGCCGTATTATCTCCTGCATCATTAGCCGATCCTGCTCCTCCACCACCTGTTCCAGCGGCTCCGCCACCTGATGGTGTTGGAACAGTACCACCTGTGCCACCGCCACCACCTCCAGCATAAGCTGTTGGAGTTGCGGAAATTGAAGTAGTTGCTCCTGCTCCACCTGCACCACCAATACACGTGGGGTTTGCTGGTCCGCCTGCTAATCCGGCAACAGTTGCTCCACCACCGCCTGCACCACTAGAATGCGCTGGGTTTCCACCACCATCTTTTCCTTGAGGAGGACTTACCGGGGGAGTGTTTCCTGTTCCGCCTGATCCACAACCTTGAGCTCCACCACCTGATCCTCCAGGAGCTCCTGAAACTACACTAGGTTGGGATCTGTTTGCTCCACCACCACCTGCCGTTGATGTAAGTGAAAAACCAGTAGAAGGAGTCCCATTACCCGCTGCAGCAGGAGAAAGAGTTGGAAAGTTAGCTGGCCACGGTGCAGCTGTACCACCTCCACCAACTGTTATTGGATAACCTGTTGCTGTAACTGCAATACCATTATTAGAACCTGAAGTACAAGCTAAAGGGCTTGATGTATAAGTGCATTGAGGAGTTTTACCTTCTCTAAAACCTCCAGCTCCACCACCTGATCCACCACTACTAGAACCACTTGCGCCTCTACCTCCAGCTCCACCACCTGCTACGATCATATAAGAAATTTCATTTGAACCTGCAGAATTACCTGCAGAAGAAACTGTAAAAGTTCCTGGTCCTGTAAAAGTATGAGTTTTATAATTTGTACAAACGATAGCTCCTGAACAAGGACTTCCACCTGATGCTACAACATAAGCTGGAACTACTCCTGTCGCATCGGCATCAGAACCTGTTACCGATTTCCAACCTCTTGTTGCATCGGCATAAACTAAAGTAACAGCAAGTCCTGCTGTACTAATTGTATAATCATCATTGACTCCATTAATTTTGTCTGAACCATTGGGACTAATTGTAATATTGTATGTAGCTGCTGTTGAAGCATAATCTGAAACAGCTACGATGCTACCCACAGCTGCGGCCGGTAAATTAACAGTTATTGCTCCTCCTGTCGTATTAACAAAATAACCTTTTCCAGTTACCGCTGTTACTGTTGAAGTTTTTATACTTGTATCCCAGTCAACAGTTCCTGTTCTTCCAAATCCTGTTTGACTTGCACCTGATGCAAGATTAATTGTATCTCCACTTTGACCAAGTGTAATTGTTGTCCCGCACTTATCAATTATATTAGTGCCTGGTTGATTTTGTACGTTGTCTACTTTTATTATTGATGCCATAATTTTATTTTACCATATCCTATTGAAATTTGTACCTTATTACTACTATACCTGAACCACCTGCATTACCGTGGGCGGTTCCTGGTCCTCCTTCAGACCCTCCACCACCGCCTGTGTTATCTGTTCCAGCCGCACCATCAGAATTAGGAGATCCTCTTCCTCCTACACCACCTCCACCTGTTCCTGCAGCTCCAACAGGTCCTGGACCAAAAAGTCCACCTCCACCTCCACCTGCTCTTGTTACAGATGCTCCTGTTATAGAACTTGCTACTCCTGCTCCGCCTGGACCACCTCCTGGATTTGTATGATTAGCTCCGACAACAGTGGCTCCACCACCTCCACCTGAACCTTGGGTGTTACCAGGTGTTGATGATCCTGTTCCACCAGCTTGTCCTTGTGCTGGAGTTGTAGGAGGTGTGTTACCTGCGCCACCTGATGCACCTGCACCCGATAAACCTGTTCCACCACCACCTGATCCACCTGCTACACCGGGGTCGTTAGCAGGATGTGGTGCTAATCTTGCACCACCGCCTCCACCACCGGCTGATGTTATTGTTGAAAATATTGAATTATTACCACTGTTTCCTCGCACAAAAGCAGGACTAGCACTAGGTGCTGCTCCACCACCTCCAACTGTAATTGGATAAGGGGTTGCTGAAACTGTAATTCTATTTGGTGCACTTGGATAACCATCTAAAGGACTAGCAGTATAAGGTGTTACAGGACTTTTTGATTCTCTAAAACCACCTGCTCCACCACCTCCAGCTGTTTCTCCTCCACCGGACGCACCACCTCCAGCTACTACTACATAAGAAACTCCATTATTAGCTGCGCAGGGATTTACTGTAGAAACACAAAATGTTCCTGGATTTACAAATGTTGCAATTTTTGTATTAGCACAATCAGGAGCAGTTACTAATGTATTACAAGCTCCACTAACTGTAGCCGCAACAAAAGTAATTCCTCTAACATTAGAAGTTGAATCCATTGTATTAACCCAACCTTGAACTGCATCTACATAAACCAAAGTAACTGATTGTCCTTCTGTATTTAAAGTTACATCTGCATCTACACCACCAATCTTTTCAGTTCCATTGGCGGCAACCGTTACATTACTTGTTTGCCAAGTAGCTGCATAATCGGCCATTGAAACTATTGAACCAGCAGCTCCTGCTGGTAAGTTAATTGTAATTGTGCCTGCTGTTGTGTTTAAAAAATATCCTTTACCTGTGACTGCTGTTACTGGAGAATCTCCTGTTACTTTTGGAGTTGTTATCCAATCTACAGTTCCTGCTCTTCCGAATCCTGATTGAGTTGCTCCTGAAGCTAGTGAAACTGTACCACCACAACGACCTATAGTAACTGTCGTTGCATCTACTACTGCAGTTTTACAAGCTCCACCACCAACTGTTAAAGTTGTTCCACATTGTTGGGTTACTTGATTTACTTCTACTTTACTCATTATACGACTACCAACGTTCCTGTTATTGTGATTGTTGCCGGAATAGAAATTGGACCAGCTAAGACACCACTCTCAATTGTTTGAGTGACATTCAAGCTGGATGCTTGATTGTTTATAAAATCGTTAGCGCCTGTTGCGCCTCCAACGTACTGGATTCCATTTACTATTGCCGTCATAATTCTCCTTAAGAACTAATTGTATCAATATACGAAGTAACAATATCAACGGAAGATGCAACATCACTGACTGCATACAAATCGTCTCCACTTTTAAGAACAATTTTAGCGCCACCTTGAATTAATTCAATTGCAGAATTTGGTGGAACGCTCACATCTTTAGCGATGTAATAATTATTTCCGCCATTCACAATATAAACATCCAAAGCAATAGTTGAAGATGCATGTACATTACAACATCTAATTCCTATTACGGCGTCATAGTTTCCTGCATCCAACAATAGTTGGGCTACTGTTCCTACGTTTCTTTGTATATCGTTTCTAAAATCTTGTGCCATATTTTTTCCTTATAACGCCACGGCCATTGCTAATGCAAAGCCAGCTGACGCTGCTCCTACTGGGTCGCCGCTGTTATCTAAATAAACTGTTTTACTCGCGGGCATAGTACAGAATACATCTTTAGTACCAGATGCAAAATCTACTGCTGAATCAGAATTAGAACTAGAGATAGGTGTAGTTCTTGTTAAGTTAGCACTCGAACCATCTAAAGTTCCGTAACCAACTTCCCATTCAGTTGTACCAGTATTGAAAATTGCGTAGTAAGTTGTATTACTATTTCCAATTCCTGCTGCAAAAGTTTCAAAACCAGTTACTGCACCTCCAAGTGCCATAGCACCTGTACCAGTTGTAGTACTAGTTTCTTTTACTCTGTCATTTATTACTAAAGCCATTTTAATTTTCTCCTATTAAGCCATACTTATAATTGCATCGCCAGGTGTGCTTGGATCAGGGAAAGAAATTTTAAATGTACCATTAGTACAAGTTTTACTTCCACCAAAATCTAACACGACACATAATTTATTTGATTTATCATCATTATAAATTGTTCCAAAAGCTGCTGTAATAGTAGCTGAAGTCCACGTCGAATCCGCAAAATCACAAGTAGCTACTGCACCTGTAGACACAACTGCATTACTGCCTAAATCATTTCCGCCAGCGGTATAATTACTACCACCACCTGAACTTTGCTCATTAGTTACTACATAAACAGTACTAGATGTATCGTAAGGATTTGAAGTGTACAAAGCTATTTTAAACTGATCTCCTCCAGATGCAAAATCATGTGTTCCTGAGAATAATTCTCCACGGAATGCATAAGGTATTACGTTTGCCATATTTTTTTATCTCCTTAATAAGTTGATGGTGATTCAG